CATCTTCGCGGTCTCCTTGGGTTGCGCCGAGCCGGGCACCAGCGCCCGGCCGGACTCCAGATCGAGCACCATGGCGCTTCTCGTTCAGGTCACCGACGTCGCCAGCGAGAACGCCGCCGGGATCCGCACGCCCACGTCCAGCGAGTACAGCGCGCGCACGCCGACGATGCCGGCCTGGAAGTTGGCGTAGGGGTTCACTTCCAGCTCGAGCACGCCCCATTCGCCGATCACGACCTGGCCGAAATCGCCGAACAGCAGATCGCCGGTCGGCACCTGGTTGCTGGCCATGCCGCGGTAGCCGTCCACGTTGGCGTCGAGCAGCTGGCCGTCCCAGATGGGCGAGGCGGTGCTGGTGAACTTGACACGCTGCTTGAGCAACCCAGCCACCACCGGCGTCGCGACGTAGCCGCAATTCGGCGTGAGCGCGTTGCCGGTCGCCACGTCGGTCTGGAACTCCACGATGCCGGCATAGGCGATCGTGGTGCCCGTCACGCCGCCGATACCCGCCGTGTTGATGATTCCGGTGGGCTGGCCGGAGGCGCCGGAGCCATTCAGGGCGGCAAGGTCCACCGCGAGACCGACGATCGCGGACAGGTCCGCCATCACCAGCCCTTCGGCCGACGGGTTGGACTGCAGCAGCAGCAACCGGCTGATCTCGGTGTAGCCGCCCACCGTTTTCGGCGTGAGCGCGACCTGCGCGAAGGTCTGCTGGCTCTCGGTGACCGTGGAGGCTTCGTTCGCCAGCCACACCGGCGTCGCGGCCACCGTCTGCTTCGGGATGGCGACGTTGCCCTGCAGGCCGGTGAGGCGCCGTGCGCCCATTGCCATCACCACCGAGCGGTTGCGCAGCAGGTCGATGAATCCGACGTTGGTGGTCTCCACCAGGAAGCCGCCGGCGCTGCCGGTGCCCGCGGTGAGGTCGCGCTTCATCAGGCTGTAGGCCAGGTCCTCGATTGCCGTGCGGTTCTCGCGCTGCTGCAGCTCGAGCGGCACGAAGAACCTGTTCTGGTCGGCTTCCAGACGCCCGAGGCGCTTGGAGATCTCCCCGGAGCACTCGGCCTCGAACCCGGCCTTGGACCAGTTGCGCGAGCCGCAGGCGTCGATCGCGCGGCACAGGTTGAACTTCTTGATCTCCTTCTTCGACAGCCCGAGCTTGGACGCCGACTGCGGATTCTCGCGACCGCGCTCCTCCATGATGCCGAGCATTTCCTCGGCCACCTTGTCCATCGACGCACCGGAGCTGATCCAGTGGTCGCGCGTCGCGTCGTCGAGCTTGTTCGCCTTGCACAGGTTCTCGATCCCGCGCCGGCGCGCCTTCTCGATTGCCACCGGGTCGACCTTGGGCTTGTCGTCCAGGACGACGACGTCATCGGCGGCACCGCCCGCCGGGGCGCTTCCATCTTTGCTCATGTGATTCTCCTTTCGAGCGGCGGTTGCCGCGAGTTGATGAAGGGGTGCAGCTGCCCGGCCCACGCCGACCGTGTGGTCGGCCGGGACCGTCACGAGGGACACCTCGAACGGCGTCCACCGCGTGACCGTGTACTCGTCTTCCTGGTCCTTGCCCTGCTTGGTGAGCTTCATCTCGTCGCGGCTGTAGGCCACCGAGATCGAAGCCAGGATTCCGTCCTTGACGTCGCGGAATACCTCGTTGGCGCGCACGCTGTTGCCAAAGCGCACCGTGGCGCGGCCGACCTTGTCGTCATCGACGCGGGCCTCTTCGATCACGCCGACCCAGTCGCCGGGATCGTGGTTCACCAGCAGGTTCGCGCGCCCGGACTTCAGGCGCTCCATGTTCACCGCGCCCTTGGCGTGGGAGAGGATCTCGTTGCCGTACCAGCGCAGCACGGGCTCCTCCGAGGAAAACGCTACGTCCACCGTGCGCTGGTCCTCCTTCACGCTGGCGCGGTCGAAGCGCGCCTCGAGCTGGTCGGGCTTCGCCAGGATCTCGGCGATGGTCGGTTTCTTCGCGATCGTCATGGTGACCTCAGAAATGGAAAGACCCGCTTGGGCGGGTCGTCGGTTTTGGACTCTTGCTTGTCGTCCGGCTTGGATGGATCCTCGGCCGCCGGGTCGGGCGCTGGCGCCGCTGCAGGCGCGTCTTCCTTCACATACACCTCCGGCGAGGTGTCGAACACCAGGTCGAGCTCCTCCATCATCTTCAGCTCGCGATCGCGTTGCCGCAGCACGTCCTCCAGGTCCTTGCCCTCGCCCGTGGCGGCGATGACATCGCTGACGGTCATGAAGCCGGCCTTGATGGCCGCCTTGTACGCGTCGACTTCCTTCATCGGGTCGATCCAGCTCCAGCCGCGCGGCTTGAAGAGCACCGCCTCGAATTTCTTCAGGTCCGCCGCGTACTCCTCCACCCGGATCGCCGCGATCGCACGGGAGAGGACTGCCGCCTGCAGCCATTCCTTGTGCACCGGCAGCCGGAACATGCGCAGGAACCATTGTTGCAGCATGCGCCACAGATCGCGGTCGTCGAGCAGCGCCAGGCGGCTCGAGGAATAGTTCGATTGCGAGTAATCGCGCGACACACTCTCGTAAGAGGGACCGGTGCCGGCGCAAAATTCACGCAGCATGTAGCGCATGAACGGATCGAGCGCCGTGTTCGGGCGGCTCGGGTTGTTGAACTTCATTTCCTCGCCAACCGCCAGGCGCACGGTCATCCCGGGCTCGGTGACGATTTCCTTCTCGCCTTGCGGGTTCGCCGGATCGACCGGCGTCCCGAGCGGGTTATCGCCTTCCGGCGTCTCGATCGTGGCGACGTAGTTCGCAGCGCCGCGCGCCGCGACGATCTCGGCCTCGGTGTAGCCGTCCATGTCGTTGAGCTTGCGCGCCACCGCATGCAGCCAAGGCTCGCCGCGCGTCTGCGGCCAGCGGTCCACCAGGCGCAGATGCAGGATCTGCTCGGCCGGCACGCGCTCGACCTTGTCGGTCTCGCCCTGGATCGCGCGCAACTCGCCGGGATGCCGGCTGCGGATGTAGTAGGCCACCGGGCGACCGTAGCGGTCCACCTCGATGCCCATCTTGACCACGTTGCCCGCCGCCGCGCCCACCGAAGACATCGCGGTCTGCAGCTCGTCGGCGATCCGCTCGGCCTCGATCAGTTCCAGTGCGAACGGCACCGTGCCGTCGCCGAAGGGCCGATAGTGCTTGCGCACGAACACCTCGCCGGCCTCGAACACCTGCGCCATCAGAGCGCGCTCGAGGTCGCAGAAGTGCAGCGTGCCGCCGGTGTGGCAATACTCCGCGCAGGCCCAGTCGCGCCAGGCCTCCTCGATCGCGTCGTTCACGTCCGTGCGCAAGGCGTCGCGGCTGGACATCACCTGCGCCTGCATGCCGATGCCGGCGCCGATGACGTTGTTCTGCACGAGCACCTTCGCGCGCTTAGCGTAGGCCGAATCGCGTACCAGAGCCCGGCTGCGGTTGCGCAGGGCCGTCAGGCTGCTCAGCAGCTCGGAGTCCGCCGACGTGGTGGACGTGGCCCAGCCGGAAGTCAGGCGAGAGGCGCGCGCCGCCTGGTACATGCGCGACTGTAGCGTCAGCGGCGCGCGTGCAGACGTCTGGACGGCCGCCCTCGCCTTCCTCGGCGCGCGCACTCTGGCCGGGGCGATAACCCGGGCGAGGCTCTTTCTCAGGTTCTTAAACACGGTTGAACCTGATGCCGACGTTGCGCGGATTCGGCAGGCCGGCCGCCACCTTCGCCGCGGCTTCCTCGTTCGCGACCTCGGCACGGTAACGGTCGCGCAAGGTCAGAAGCTCCGGGATGTCCTGCTTCGTCATCGAACGGCTGCCGATCGTGTACTGCTTGACGCCGATGCTGAACGCCTCCATCGCCGCATTGATCGCGTCGAGCATCTTCCGCGCGTGGCTGCGCGCGTCGTAGCCCTGCGCCGTCAGCGCCGGGTCCGCCTTGACCTCGAGCTGCCCGCTCTCGTCCAGCGTCTGCCGCGCGCCGGCCTTCTCCACCCAGCGCGCCCAGGTGTAGGCGCCCGCCTCCCAGGCGGCAGTCGTACCGGGTCCAGCCTCGATGTCGTAGCGCTCGCCGTCCGCGTTCGCGGTCGCTTCCAGCGGGATCGGCGCCTGCACCGGCGACGTGAAGCGCGGCGTGAGGCGGTACTTCAGCGTCCAGCCGTCGCTCGCCGGGTAGTCCGGCACCTCGACCGTGAAGTCGAGCGTGTCGCCGGCGATGGTGGTTTCGAGGTTCATGCTTTATCGCCTCCGATGCGCCCTGGCCTGCCCTTCGCCGTCGAGGCGCCGATGCGCTCCGAGTGGTCGTGCGCCTGCTCGCTGCCGATGCGCCCGCGCGTGTCCCAGCCGAAGATCGGCGCGTCGCTGACGATCGTGAACGTCGCCTCGGCGATCGCGGTGAGCACCGAGGCCGCGATCGACTCGCCGACGAAGATCCCGGTCGCCTCGCCGGCGGCGCTGAGCGAGCCGGTGTCCTGGGCGACGCGCTCGCCGACGAACGCACCGGTCGAATCAGCCGCCGCCGCCCACACCGCCGCCGCATCGGCCCTGCCTACGAAAGAGGCGCTCGAATCTCCGAGCGCCTCGAGCACCGCCGCGGCGAGCGAGCTGCCCGTGAAGGCGGCCTGCGCTTCCCCGGGCGCTGCAAGAGCGCTGCCTTCCGCGACGCCCTGGCCCACCAGGTTCGCATCGGCTTCGCCGACCGCGCTGAGAACGCCGTCGGCCAGGGACACGCCGACCAGGACAACGTCCGCCTCGCCCTGGGCGGTGAGGACTGCGCCGGCCAGCGAGCTGCCGACGAACGTGGCGTCCGCCTCGCCCGGCGCCGACAGCACGGCATCCGCGGTCGTGCGGCCGGTGAAGCTCGCATCGGCCTCGCCAGCCCCAGAGAGCGCGCCTGATTCCTGGGCCGCCGCCTCGCCCACGAATGCCGCGTCGGCCTCCGCTGCGCCGCTCAGCACACCGTCGAAGATCGCATCCTCGATCGCCACCGCGACGATGGTTGAATAGTTTTCGTCCTCGCTCGGGCAAACTTGCGTGGAGCCAGTGGCGACGATGCTCGCGAGTCGTGCGCTCTCGGAGTTATTGTTCTGAGTGAGCAGCGAAGTCCAGCCGGCGGTATTAGCCGGTGGAGTCGTGCCGCTCAATCGCTGGTCCCATTTAACGACCAGATCGCCGCTAACCGTGGTGAGCGTGACCGATACCGCAGCAGCGGCAGCGCCTTGCGCTACGTCCTTGTCTCTCGAAGCGGTGGTGCTGCCACCAACTGTGCAGAAGAATGCAGATACTGGACCTTCTGCCGGTGCGTCATCCCAAGCAAGATCGAGAGTTTTAATTCCGGTAGCCGGGTTAAACCACACAGCCACCCCAGTCGCTGACTCGTCAAAGGCACCTTCGCCTATCTCCAGAATTTCGTCCGGCGCGTTGCCGTCCAGCGTAATAGAAGCAAGGCCCACGCCCGTCGCCCCGCTGGGCCACGTCGCCCACATGAAATAGGCTGCCGTCGCGCCAGTCTCAACGGTGACGGACTGCCCAGCAGGATCAAGGTCTGTGTTCCAGACGATGGCCTGCGGCGTGCCTAATATTTCAGCAGCCACTTAAAGCTCCAGCGTCATCTGGCTTTACAGCCTTTCGCGTCGCAGACTACGGTCGCAGTTCCAGCCCAGCGGGTGCGTCGGGCACTCCTTGTTTGACGAAGGACAAAGGGGGGGATGCTGCCGATTCCCCCCATGTGACTTCGCCATCCATCGCAATCGCGGTCATTCGCACCGTATGCGAGCCCTCGGCAATGCCAGACAGATCAAACTTGCAGATATTGCCGCCGGCCTCTGCCGTCACGGGGATAACCTGCTTCGGCGCGGAGTCCATCAGCACCCCGCAGTGCGTGCTACGAGGGTCAAGGGGATCGCTGACCACAAACGGGGCAGC